ATGCGCCCTGTCCGAGCGTACCGGCAGCGCCAACATAAGAGCTTAACTGCGCAGCCTTACCCGCTTGCTTGTAAATACCAGCTTGTGCGCTTGCTTGGCCGAGAGCCATAACCGCGTTGTCAGCAGCAATGTTGAACTCTCTTACGCCCTCACCCATTGCGAAGCCTTGCAGCGTTGCGGCAGATCCAGATGTGGGATCAACGCCACCGGCACCAGCGCGAGCAATAATTGCAGCAAGCGTTTCGTTTAGATTGCGTAGAGCATCAGCGCCCTTTTGTTTATAAGCAATAGCTTCAGACCTGCCACGAAGCTCCGCTTGCCTGGCTTGCGCCTCATATTGTGCTCTTTGAGCATTTCCAGCAGAAATTTGGCTAGCAGCAGAAATCCCTGCCATAGCAAGCTGAAAGCCACCGCTGGTTGCCACACTTGCCGCAGCTGATGCTAATGGAGCTAAAACAGCCATATCAGTTCCCCACACTTAAACGATATTCAAGACCCAAAACGGTCAAGGCCAAAGGCACAGATTGGCTTATCGTTATTTGTCCAGTGCCACTATATCCAAGCATTCCGTGCGAAGTTTTAATTCCCGTAAATGGTTGGACAGATGAGTCCAAAACATCTTCACCAAAATTTCTAAACGAAATAAGCTTTCCGTTAATAGTCATGTTCTGAGTTTCATTTACAATAGCATCCACCTGAACAATTCTTTTCTTAAATCCTTGAACAGATCCAGAAGACAGAACCGGCTCGGCAGGCATTGTGCGAGCAGTGACAGTATAATCAAGCCCAACCTGAAAGCTCGACGTTGCTGGTGAAGCAAAGGTAATTGTTGCTGCATTTTGCGGCACAACCTGATCCGGCTCTACAATACCATCACGAACAATCGAAACAGTTTTGCCAGCGCCATGACCAATATCCCTTAAATGATCCATATTAATAGAATTAGCTGGTGAGCCTGGAGTAATATTAGTGCGACTAATAGCGCTGTCTAAAGTGATATCAGGATCAAACTTCTCAAGCATATATTTAACAGTATTGTCTTGAGGAAGGGTGCGTTTTACAATTACATAAACATCAGCAATCTCTACGCCTATGGCAATAAACTCACCATCAGTTGTAAATCGACTAGGCGCGATTACGTTTTGACCAACCAGGATGGAATACACCGCCATTGATCCATCTGTGCCATTTACCACAAACAAACGGTCTGACTCATCAGTTGATGCCGCTCGACGCGCCGCCATATCAACAGGATTTTTTAGCAAATGAGAGCTGAGAGCTGAGATATTCTGGATCTGGTATGATGCGGTCGTATCGCCAAATTGAAACGCATTGATAGATTTACCTTGGCGCTGAATAAACACAGACGCACCGTTAAGATCTTCAATCGGAATGCCAGCCTTTGTGCCCAGCCGCGTTTGCGGGCGAACAAAAAAAGTTGAGGGCGTGATTGGCTCATTACTGGTTTGAAGAACCACAAACTCACCGCCGGTTGTAAAGATACGAAAATCATTGCCTGAAAACAAATTAACAATCGTGTTTAGCTGGTTTGTGTTGATCGTTGCCTCTACAGCCTCATCATCAAGACCAGTACCAGGGTTAAAATCAAAGTAGTTAATAACCCCAGAACCCCATACCGTATTTGGTCGTGACTTAGATCCACCAAAATATAAACGGCTTTCATGGAATGCAGCAGACTTAGGCCAGCCCCTAGTGTTAGACCACACATCCTCATATCCATGCTCGCTTTCCCAATCGCCAGCAACAACCGCGCTAGTGTCAAAGAAGTTGACCTCAACGACAGCCTTCATCTCCGTAGCAGAAACAAACTCTACATATCGGGCGCGACCAAAAGTGCTAACAACCTGAGCGTATTCCCCAACGGCAGAAGGCGCAAATGCCTCAACTTTATAGCCAGTTGTATTATCGGGTGCTGTATCCCATGCTGGATAAACAGTAAGAACTTTTGTAGAGGCAACATAATCCTCAACATGACGAGTTTGACCAGAGCCAGTGCCAGATGTCAAAGTTATGAACATTCCGTTTGGCTGATCGTCAGATGTATATGATGATGAGGACTTTAGTGTAATTGTTTCAGCGCCACCAGCTTGTGCCGTGCCAGTATCAGTTGTTACCGAAGAAGCAGTAATAGTAATATTACCAGTGGATGCGCTTGGAGTAATTGTAAAATTAGGCTGATGCGTATCAAATGCATAAGCATATTGAGGAAGATTAGTTAGAGGCAAGTTCTCTAACGTCCAAGATGTATCTCCATTTCTAACCAAACGCTTAGTTTGCAGATCTTCATGGCAGAGAATTAGCGTATCAACCGCTTGCGTGTAATTAATCTCATCGAGCATGGCAGTCGTTATATCTGTGGCTGTGATATAGTTATTGCCAGAGGCATTAATGTTTGTTTGCAGAACGCCAGCCTTGAACACATAAATCCGCTGATTGACAAAAACTAAAAGATAGCTGTCATTCACACTGAACTCAAAAGGGATAATTTTAAAATCTGTAAAAGCATCACCAAAGTCATAAACGAACTCAAGACCATCACGGCGCTTAAATCCACCTTGAGGCTGGATGATTACATTCGTCGCTTCCTCCAGGGCATTTTGATATTGCTGCAAGTCAGTACGAGCGCGAATAAGCGGATCAAGCTCGCCAACCGAGAAATTGGTTTGGAACTGAACAATCCGCATTTTAGTATCTCACATCTATTAACGAATAGTCCTCAATGATTTGCGGCGGCTTTCCACGCCCGTCAATATTCATTGCAACTCTCATTCGACCCCCACGGCCAGAATCAGCGGGAGAGCCATAAGCCTCACCCCTAAAGTATTCAGCCTTTGATATCTGGTCTGTAATTACAAAAGCAAGCTTAGAAGCAAGAGCATACGTTAGCAACTCAACAAAATAAGCTGGCATTTTGCTTTCATCTACAGTTCCCTGATAATCGATGAAAACTTTTTCAAAATTCGTAAACACCTGATCCCCATAGACCTCCCAGCCATACCTAACTGGAAGCTGACCGACACCTGAACTTTGAAACAACGCAATAACACCAGAGAGCATATCTCCAGGCATCTGATAAGAATATTTCCATTCATCAATAGGAGCAGTTGAGAGCCTTGCAAGCTGCTCTTTTTTAACGCTCCAAGACCAGAGATAATTTGATAGAATAGTATCTCTCAAGTCTGGGTAAAGTCTGTCACAAGCCTGAGCGGCGTCACTACCCTCTGTAAACGAAGATATAGGCGCTGCGCCCAACAGGATCAAAGCATCTGAGCAGATTGAAAGTGAGGTATCACCAGCGGCCATAATCGTTCTCCGTAAAGGGTGGAGAGGGCCGGTTAGATCCAGCCCTCTCTTTCTTTAGATTACAGCCGTTGTGATAACGCCTGATGTGTTGGTTGCTACAAGCGTTTGACCGCCATCGCTTCCATATGTGTAGATCCAATCACCAGTAGTGATAAGAGCTTCCACTGAGTTAAAATAGCCAGATGCAGCGATAGCAGCTTTGTTATCGCCAGAAGATTTATAGCTATAGATTGCAGGGGCATTGCCGCTCTTAGAGGCGGCAACTGTTGCCCAGTTTGCTGTTGCGAATGCCATGTCTTATTCTCCTTATTCAGTACAAGAAATTTTGACAATGCCTTCACCGTCGATAGCAACGGAGCCAGCGGAGAACATAGAGCTAACCAAGAACGATGTCTTTTCTGGGACATAGTTGACTTCGGTTTTTTGCGCCATTGACTCGGCGTAACCCATTGAATCTTTGTGCCAGGCAAAACAGGTGCGAGTAGAAGGCTTAGGAATACCACCCTCATCACGATCACCCATTGTCAGGATATTGAAGCCCATGAATGTATTGACCTCACCTTGTACCAAAGCCTTTACAGCAGCAAAGTCTTGGCTAGTGATTTCAGTTTCACCGAGCATAGCATCCAACTGTGAAGCATGCATAAGAAGATTACGGCCCTCAGAAGGCACGTTCTTCTCATTCAATGCTTTCGCAGTAGCGCGGAGCTTTTCAATGTTCATGTTTGTACCAGCGCCGCCAACAGTCGTTGCGACGGTTGATGTGCCAGTGGCCGCATTCAGAGCATCTATCATAATCTGATCCATGCGACGAGCGATAGATTTAGATACGACTTGAACCAGCTCAGAGCGCTCATCAAAGTTGATGTGAGATTGCTGGAAGATGTCTGAGTATTCTGCCGCGATGTAATCTTCCATCGTTGCAGTTACTTGACCATATGTTACGTTAAGTGGGGTAACATCAGTTTGCGGTACGCGGATAGTTGCCACGCCTTTACCGATTGTTGGGAACTTAACAGTATTACCGGCTACACCGGAACGAGTGCGCATTGTGCCGCGAAGCACAGATTCCGCTTGATACGCTTGCTTGACCTCAGAATCGAAAAGATCAACAAACGCGGATGAGACGTTAATCGCCATTTGCAAAAACCTCCTTTTGCGTTTCTATTAAACGCTTCCGTTATCCGAGGTTCGGGCGGTCGCTTGCGCGTTATGGTCGCGCCAACCAGTAGAATACTACATCTAACGGGCCGGTGCGCGGTTAGCCGTTACGGCCAAAATACACGCAAGCGATAGTTATTGCAAGAGTTTACGCTCTTTGCTGAGATTGGAACCATTGACGCTCCATTTTCGTGCGCCAGGCTGCATCTGTTTTCCATCGAGGATCTGCGATTGCTGACTCAAGATCTTCCCTGGTGAAGTCTTGCTGCTCCACTACCGGTTTGATCGGAATATTCTCATTCGTAAGCGCTTGATGGTATTTTAAAAACGCATTGATTGAATCAGCATTGTTTAAAGAATACGCTATCGCCTCACGTTCCGAGTTATTGAGCGGCGCTTTCATTAGGATGCGCTCAGTCATCTGGATCTTTTCAGAGGCGTTAGAGCCTAGCTTCTCCATCTCAGCGCGTTGATCGTATTCAACACTCTCTTGCTCATCCTTTGCCATAGATAAGACGCGACCGGCAAGATCCTCGAAAGCATCCTGGCTAATCCCGTTTTCCTTAGCCCAATCCTGATATACGGCGACAGTCGGATCATCAGAGTCCAAACCTTGATCCGCAAGTGAAGATATATCATACTGCTCCGGTGCTTTATGCTTGCCCGACTTAAACTTTTTTTCCAGCTCTGCATAGCTTTTCGCCAGCTTCTCAACATCAGGGCCATCCTCATCCCAAAACTTTGCAGGGTAATACTCAGGGCGCTCTAGTGGCCCATCGTCATCATCAGATGACTGCATCTCCTCCTGTGGCTGTTCGTGAACCGGAATAGGCGCATCCTCTTGAGGTGCCTCCGGTTCTGCCACGTTAATCATCGGTGCATCTGCATCCGCTTCTACTGCTGCCGCTTCTTCAGCCATTGTTTGACCTTCCTATTCTTTTTTCAATCATACGAACAAGCTCTGCCATTCCTGTCCTGGCATATCCAAAGCTCGCATCTTCTCCAGGGTGCCAAGTCGGTTGCTCAATCGTAATGTTGCGCAAATGGCTTAAAACCTTCTGCCCCTCAGAACTCTTGAAAACCTTACCATATAGAATGTCTATATCGTCGGCTCTTGGCGCTTCACTCACGGCTTGGGTTAATCCTTCCCAGCCTTCGGGTGAACTCATTGCATTGCCTCCATTGTGGCTCCACCATCAGTTGCAGCCGGTGGGCCTTGTTCTGCCATCATTGCTTGCTGCATCTGTTCCATCATCATTTGCTGCTCTTCTGGTGTGGTAAGCAGTTCTTGGTTTATATTCATCTTACTTGCGATGAATTGCGTTATGCGAGGGATAGACAGCGCCGCTTGACCTTGTGGGCCAAGAGCATTGGCGATCTGCATAAACTGCACAATGTCGTTTACCTCTTGTAACTTCTGAGCCTGAGCTAGAGGCGCAACCGGTGTGACCTTAACCTCAACGCCATTTACCTTCAGAGGTAGATCGATAAAGCCTTGCTGATCCATGATAAACAGAATGCGCGATACAATCGGAACCATTGTCTCATCTATTAACCGGCCAAAGGCAGATCCCAGATTAGTCGCAAGCTCACGCGATCTTTCTGCAATCTCTGTTGCTGATCGAGCAGACATATTATCAGGCGGCAACGTGTCATCCATCAGGATCTTCTTCACGTTCATACGCAGATCATTCATCACGATCTGGCTGACATTAAAGTCACCGGCTCTAGGGAGAGGAGCCAGTGACGCACCCTGAGGACCACCGTTACGAGCGACACCGATGACCGAACCAGGCTGTATCTTGATATTCTGTGGATTGAGAACGCCATCATCTGCCGCTGTATATACACCAGCGATTGCCAAAGAAGCGTTCTTGAGAACCAACTCAACAGTTTTGTTAAGAGTTTTTATATCAGAGATAGCTGTAACCAATGGGCCACGGCCGTAAATCTCACCGGCCACCTTCATATAGCGAGCAACAATGAACGGAGATGACTTCATTGTGCGATACACAAGTTCTTGCCGTTTGGCTGGCCATATAACGTGATAACAATACATAGCTCTCTCATAGTCATAGATCACTGCATCCATCAGATCGATTTCTTTGGATGGTGATTGTGCTATCGCTTCGGCTAGTTCTGTAGTTATTTCAGCATCAGGAAACTCTTGCGGTATCGTTTCAGCCTTCATGCGCAACTTGCGATAGACGTTATCGACGTTTCCGAATGTGCCCTCCTCGATAGCAACAAGATACTGAGGGATAGGCGTAAAGCGGATAGGTGTTACCTCATCACCAGGCGTCACCATCATAACGGCAGTACCTACGCAAAGATCTAACAGGAACTCACCCATAGCTAGATCAAAGTTAGTCTGACGCATGATCTCAAACATACGGGTCGTATAAGCATCGAGCGCAGCCTGAGCCTGCGGTTGTTGCTGTTCCGGTATGCCAGAGCCAGCTTCAAGGCGACACCATTCCTTTTGCGGGGGAAACAAGCCAGCCTGTATGCGGTTAGCAAAACGCTGGGTGGCGTGTATGGCCGTAGAGTCAAAGACCCTAGACATCTTACCTTTACCAGCTACACCGCCCTCATAATACCCTGAGTATAGGTTTCGCTGCGGAAGAGCGAACTCATAGCAATCTTCATAGATAGAACGCCACTCATCCTTGCGAGCCTGAGCCTTGGCCTCACGTTCAATAATATCTCTTACATTCAGCCGAGCCATTTAATTATCCTTTTTTATTCCGCTGGGCAAAGTTACGAGCTGCTTCAACAGAGCTAAATCCCCACACTTTGAGAGCCAAAGCCTTTCTAGTAGGCCTGCCCTTTTCATCTTTCATTGGGCCTTTCATTCCAGAAAAACGAGCAGCAAATGCAACCTTGCGACCAAAATCCTTGCTATCCTTGGGAGGCGTTTTCTTAACAGGGGGCCTTAAATTAGAGCCTTCCGTGCGCTTGAAGTACTCACGACCCCTGCGGTTTAAACCACCTTCAGGATTCTGATAAATCTTCGCTACCATAAACCCTGCTTACTCTTTAGGTTTAGCAGCTTTGCGCTTAGGAACAGCTTTCTTAGCGGCAACCTTTACCTCTTTAGGCTTTTCCTGAGCTGGTTTGGCGCGATGATGAACTCTGGAATCAGATTTTATCTGTGTCATTTCTTTGCCTTTTCTATGTTAAGCAATAAAGCCCTTTTCTTTTTGGTCTTCTTGCCCTTTTCTTCTTCAAACTTTTTCCTGCGCTTTTGACCGGCAGCTTTTCTTGCTGCGAGCCTGGCGGCAGCAGCCTCATTTACTGAGGATGACCCTTTGTTGCGCTTATTGCGCTCCCTGCGATCCTTAGAGCTTTTACTTTCCAGATCAGCCATAACTTTTTTTGACGCTTCGGATTGGCCGCTGTTGCCGGTAATCTTTCCTCTAGGAATAGCAGTCAATGGTCTGCCGCCAATATCAGCCTTAACTTGGTTAAAAGTATTCTTGGCCGTTGCGCCAGCGCTCATTTTCATTACTGACCGCCGCCTAGCTTAGTGCCTTTTGGCAAGTCACCTGGGCCTTCACGACGAGCAGGAGAGAACAAAAGCCTTAAACCCCCGCTACGGCGCAAGCGCCGACGAGCCTGTGCGCCCTTCATTTCTGCAGACTCTTGAGCCTCAGCTCGCTCTTCGGCTCTTTTCTGAGCTGCTTCCGCATCTTTCTGAGCTTGCGTAGGAGCTGGTGCTGAAGGCCTGCGACCGCCGCCAAATAATCCCGCCATGTTAAAACCTCGTCATCATGTAATAGTCAGCCCCCTCTGGGCCAAACTTTCTCATAACACTTTCTACCTCAAAACGTAGTGCTTTGGCAAACTTAAATGCGGTATCATTTTCTACTTTTACGCAAATTTGTAGCCTTCTTAACCCATAATCTCGCAAAGCGGTATCGGTTACAGCCCTTGCTCCGCGCACAAGTGATATCGCATGACCTCCAACATCCTTGCTAGGAACAAGCCACATCTCTGCCAATCCATGCCAGATGTGCCGAATGCCAAAGGCGATGACAACCTTGCCGCGACCTATACCGGCCCAGCTCCAGCCATCCTCAGAATTATCCCAAATATAATCTATGTAGTTGGGAATATACTCCATGTACTCTTTGTTGTCTTCCGTCATGCGCATTCTGGCTAAGTGCTCAAATCGCAGAGGCACGATCTGCTCGTCTGGACTCATACGAAACTCTGGAAGCTGAACCAATCCCATCAGAAGATCTCGAAGTCTGTTGACGCATTGAACGTCTGCCCACCGGCAAAGCTGCTGCCGTATGTACCGCGCCGCAATCGACGTTGCTCGCCGCCACCCAGCATTAGATAGCCAAACGCATCCCCGCAGTGAGAATGCTCGTTCTTTACAGGCATATCCTTGAAGCGCTCTTGCCCAGCGCCAAGAGATTGACGCTTGAAGAAGTAACCGCCAGCCAAAGACTTTCGCACCCGCAAGCATTTCTTGTTTATCATTAGACCAGGCTTACCACCCACCAGCCTGTTCATGGGCGCAGCAGCAGCCTCACGGCGCACGTTGAAGGCGTTACTGTCAGTCGGAGATGCTTTGAAACCAATCGAGCGCAAGTGATCGAAGGCAGTGACCTCATAGATCTCATCG